TTAAACCTATGCATGCGCATTATTATAAACCCACACAAGAATGATAGCAAATAAAAAGTGGATAACTATTTTTTCTTTTTTAAAAAAGGTACGAATCCGCTACGCGTTTTATTATTACGACTATAAAAGGCATACTAGCAAACGGTTTGCAATATGTAAAGGGTATAGTTGGGGATAAGATGGGGATAGCTAAAAAAGCACGGTATAAAAGAAAGTGGCTTTTTTAGGTTATAGAGGGTATTTTGATCATTATAGAGGGTATTTTGTACCGTGTTGCCATCATTTGCCATCATTTGCCATCATGGTAATTGCAAACGGAAGGCATGGAAAGGAGTCTCAACACGGTCATTATTTTATTAGTTGCTATCATTGCTATCTATTTTTAGTAAATAAGTAGTAGAGAATATGGTATAGGGATATAGGGGGTAGAGGGAGCGGGGGTAATTATAGGGAGATTTTGAAAAAGGAAGGCAACGGGGTAGATTTTAGCTATCTTGTGGCTAAAAACATACTTGTAACCGTTGCTAGACAGTGCTAACATTGGAATATCGCTAATTATAAACATATAATCAAAAAAATATGGAAAACACGAAAAAGGAAGGCAACGGGGGCGTCGAGCAGGATATTAAAAAATCGCAAACAATAAATGCTTTTTATCGTGAGTTAAGAAGATTAGAGGAAAAGTATACAAACAGATCGGTAATGATGAAAATATTCAAGCGTGATATAATGAATCGGGTGTATCCTATAGATTGGCTTGAGTATCTTGTTAAGTATAAATTGGAGCGAGCACAGGAGGTAAAAAAGGCCAATAAAGCGTATTTTACAAAACACCCAGAACAGAAAAGATATTTTATTTATGAAAAACGAAAATAACACCGTTTCCTTGCTAGAAATTGAAGAAAAAAGACGCTTTCGAACTGTTTTCCTTGAAACGGGGAGCGTGGCTCAAGCTTGCCGTGAATTGGGTATAAATCCAAATACATTTGATAGTTGGTACTATAGAAATCAGCACGGTGTTCGAGATTTTATAAAAGAAATTAAGAGAGAATTGTTTATAATCAAGACAGAAAAGCTCTCAAACGAGATTTTGGACATGAAAACGTACGATAATGCCAAGTTATTGGCTATAAAACAAAAGGAAGCGGAGTTTGTGCGCGAGACTCTATTGAAAGATGAAGGCTATACAAAGCGAACCGAGACTATAGGGATCAATGTAAATAAAACCGAGCCACTTGATGAAGAACAGAAGAAAAAACTTGATGATATTATTAATGGAACACGTAAACCAGTAGATAGTCAATAGGCTAAATGGCTCTATAGAGCCGTTAAAACATGATTTGTCTATGTCGCACAATATACGTTATGCGACATAGATTTATATTATGGCTTCAATCGCCTATAAAATGGATCGGTAGGGGGTAGGGTTAAAAGCCGGATTAAAAATATATTATTATACCCTCTCAACTATCGACGTAATTTTTCAAACTTTCCGATTGTAAATTAAAAAAGCCCTATGGGGGTATACAAAATTTTTTTAAAACTTTTGTGATATAATATTTAAATGTCAGAACAGAATTTTAATCTCGACGCTCTCCATTACGCTATATCCTCTTCTCCTGAAGAAAGAAAATATATTCTTGAAAAGGATTTCTCTCTGTGGTTTTGTTACTACTACATTGATTACATAAAATTTCCATTTGCTCCTTTTCATTATGAAATGTTCAATGACATTTCTAAATTAGTAGATGGAACTTTTAGAGAATTAGCCTGGGTAATGTTTCGTGAAAGTGCTAAAACATCAATTGCAAAAGGATTTATTACATATTTAATTGCAACGAATAAAAGAAAATATATTAACGTTGATTCTTTTGATAAAGAGAATGCGGAACGTATGCTTTTTGATGCTATTTTAGAATTACAGAAGAATCCAAGAATACTTAAGGATTATGGTGAGCTTTATAATGTTAGACGTAACACGGAAGAATTGACACAGAAGAAAATTTCTAACTTTCTGACGAATAACGGTATTCGTGTTGAGGCACACTCTACCCAGGAATCAATACGCGGAAGACTCCACGGTTCACAGCGTCCTGATGCGCTAATATTGGATGATTTTGAGACTAATAAGACTAAGGATTCAGAGGCTTATACTGCACAAGTCGCAGGTCATATTAGTGAAGCCCAATCTGGTATGGATGCTGGTGGAATTGTTTTGTATCTGTGTAATTATATTACGGAATATGGTAATGTCTCCCATCTTTTCGAGAGGTCTTTGACTGATTTACGCCTTAAGGTGCGAAGAGTTGATGTTTTACTTCCAGATGGCACCCCTTCGTGGCCACAGAAGTACACTTTGACAGATGAACCAAATAAGGTTTCTATTCCGGATATTAAGAAGAAGCTGGGACCACAGGTTTTTGATGCGGAGATGATGAATAATCCAATAGATGAGACTTCACAGGAATTTATCTCTGCGTGGTTTAAATATATTCAACGATCTGAGGTACTTTTAAAGAATGTTAGGAAGTTTGCGCTTATCGATTCAGCTATGTCAAAGAAATCTGACTCTGATAATACCGGTATCTCTCGTGTGTATGTGGATAAGGAGAATAAGTGGTATGTATCAGCTAAGAAGTATCGTGTAAACGTAAAGTCTTTAATTGATTTGTTGTTTCAGTTACACGATGAAGGAATGGAGAAGATTGGTATTGAGGAGACGGCGTATACGGAAGGGGTCAAGCCTTACTTTGAGGAGGAGTGTCGTAAACGTAACAAGTATCCGTATATTGTCGCGCTTAAACATGGAGGAGTGCAGAAGGAAACGCGTATAAGGTCTCTTATTCCAAGATACTCTAATGGGGATATTTTTCATATTACCGATGAGTGTGTTGACCTTGAGTCAGAGCTACTTCGTTTTCCAAGATCTAAACACGACGATGTAATGGATTCTTTGGCTTATGCTCCGCAGATTTGCGAGAAGGCTTATGATAATAATAATGATTCCTATGTCGAGGAATTAACACCTACCTATGGAGATATAGGTATTTAAAAAGATGACTTTATCTATTCTTATTAGAACGATTCCAGGGAGAGAAGCTAAGTTGGCGGATCTTCTTTCTGTGCTCAATCCACAGTTAACACCGGAGGTTGAGGTTATTGTTGATGATACCTATCCACAGACTATGGGAGCGAAAGGTAATGTACTCGTTTCAAACGCTAAAGGAGAATATGTTGTGTTTATTGATGACGATGATTTGGTCCCTGATTACTATGTCGCTAGGTTTCTTGAGGTGATTAATCGAGATCATCCAGACTGTATTTCCATTGAAGGAGTTTGTCACCTTATGCCGGAAGGAGGGAGGGAGATTTATAGGTATCGTCAGGCTTTACATAATCAGGTATGGGGATTTATGACGCCAACACTGTTACTTACGGACCTTACACAGATAGGTGCCGTAAAGAGGTCGATATCATTACAGTGTCCATTTCCGGATATACAGTATTATGATGATAGGGTTTTCGCAGAGCAATTAAAAACTGTGGCTAAGTCTGAGTCACATATAAGGGAGACGATGTATATACACCAATATACACCCGTTAAGGAATATAAATATTAATATGAAAATTGCAGTTGTTGTTCCGACAATTAGACCTGAGCAGTGGGGAATATTTATGAGAGCGTGGGCCTCACTATTTTCTAAGCACTCGGTTATTTTATACAAGGTTGAAGATGGTCCATCTCCAAACTGTAATGGAAAGACGGTAAAGGAGATTATGGGAGAGTACTCTGATTTAATCTATAATTTTAACGATGGGGTTAGGAATCTTGGATTTGCTTTAGCTTATAAGGAAGGAGTGGATATTATTATCTCTCTTGATGATGATGTGCTTCCTTGTGGAAACGATCCGATTAACGAGCACCTTAAGGCCCTTGATATGAAGGTTCCAGTTAGCTGGATGAATTCTACCTTTGGTACTTACATGCGAGGTTTTCCTTATGGTATTAGAGATGAGGCACAGGTCGTATTTAGCCATGGAGTTTGGGAGAATGTTGCAGATTTTGACGCTTCCACTCAGTTGGTCCTAGGTACTCCGCAGCAGGTATTTAATCGTATGCCAGTACCAAGAGGAGTGCTTATGCCAGTCTGTGTTATGAATGTAGCGTTTAGGTCTATGGTCCTACCATATTATTATCAGGCTCCTATGTTTGGGGATATTAATAGGTTTGCTGATATATGGGCGGGTATTGAGGTGAAGAAGGCGATTGATACTCTCGGTTGGGCAATGGTAACTGGATATTCGACTATTTGGCACAGTCGTGCAAGTAATCCCTTCGTGAATTTAATTAAAGAGGCAAAGGGAATTAGTATGAATGAGAAGTATGGAGAAGATGAGTACTTTAAACTTTATCAGAATAATATTGCCAGATGGCAAAAATTTTTATGCGAGTAGATAATTTTATTCCATGGCCACAGGATTTGAGAGGGTGGAACGGTGATCGTAGAACTTTTAAAGAATTAATAGATGAGATTGATCCGAAGATTATTATTGAGATTGGATCATGGAAAGGACAGTCTACAGTTACTATGGCTAAGGCTTGTAAGCCTGATGTGAAGATTTACTGTATTGATACTTGGCTTGGATCACATGAGTTTAGGACTAATAAGAAGTTATATGGTGGAGAGTTTGACCTTATGGAACTTCATGGATATCCACAGGTTTATTACCAGTTTTTATCTAATATAGTTCATAATGGTGTGTTAGATAAGATTGAGGTTGTACCTGCTACTTCGGAAAATGCTGCTCCACACATGCCGATTGCAGATCTAATATATGTTGATGGTCAGCATACTTATAAAGGGGTAAAGGAAGATTTGGAAAATTTCTGGCCAAAGTTGAGGGAAGGGGGAATTATGTTTGGTGATGACTATGTTGAGCCTACTGAAAAGAGGGTTGAAGATAATTTCCAAGCAGGAGTAAAGAAGGCTGTTAACGAGTTCGCTGGTATGAATAATTTAAAGGTCGAAGTTAGAGAGAATAATTTTTGGATTATAAGAAAATGATACACATATTAATACCAACAACTAAGCAGCGTCGTGAACGTTTAGCAAAGTGTGTAGAGAGTATTCACGAGAACGCGGGTACGCAGGTGATTATTTCTACCTATGAGAATTATGGAGAGGGGTTTGTAACTCCTTGTCATAAATTATTGGTTGATCTAAAACCAGAGACGATTGTCTGGTGTATTGGAGACGATACTATCCTGTCTGAACCAGACACTCTTAGGAGATTGCTGGATAGATTTAATTCTCTACCAAATGATGTTGTGGTTCAGCCTGACGATGGGATACAACATGGAGCGATTATTACTATGCCACTATGTACTGCAAAGACGATGCTTGAGAAAGGAATTTATTTAGAGTTCTTTCTAAACTTCTGTGACAATATTTTCACTGAGGTGATGATAAAGGAGAATAAATACTTTTATTGTCCAGAGATTAAAGTTGATCATCAACACTGGGTAAATAAAAAGGCAGTACCAGATGAAACCTATGCGATAGCGCAGACACATTTCGCAAAGGACCAAGAAACATATTATAAAGTTAAAAAACAATTAGGACTATGAAACCAACAATACCAAAGATAATGCTAGGAATCCCAACTATGGGCAGTGTGCATACTGTACTTCTATTTCTTATTCTTCAGTGGATGGAAGAAGCTGTTAAGAATCAGGAATATTACTTGTCTATTATGCCGACGATTAACGAACAACCTGTGGATAACGCAAGGAACCATATCGTTGAGGAGTTTATAAAGAGTGATGCTACACACCTTTTGTTTATTGATAGTGACACTCTTCCGCCTCTTAATGTTATCAAGCGTTTACTTGAACATAACAGACCGATCATCTCTGGTATTACACCAATCATTCAACAGGACTCTAAGACCATGGAATATTACAGAGAGTGGAATGCTGTAGGCATGGACGATAAACACGTTGAGCCAAACACTGGTGTACAACAGTGTAAAGGTATAGGGGCATCGTGCATCATGATCCGCAAAGATGTATTCGAGAAGATGAAGCCTCCGTATTTTAGGTTCCAGTATTCAGATGACACAGGTAAGAATGTTGTTGTTTCTGAAGATATATACTTCATAATTAATGCTCTTTCGCTCGGAATTCCAGCTTTCGTTGATACATCAATTATATGTAAGCATGAGAAAAAGGTGCTCTGGTAGTTGAAATTTGACTATTTTTTAACTAAATATGATACAATTATTGCAATATTAACAAAATTATGAACAGGAAATCATAATTTTAATGAAAAAATTCGAAGATAAAGAAAATCAAGATACTAGTATCTTAAAGAATCCAGCTGAAGTTACCACTCCTACAGAAGAAGGGAAACTTTCTCGCACTGATCAAGAAGCAATAGTTGCACAATCTATTCGTGAACTCGTATGGGCTAGAAAATATAAACAGGGAAAGATTAGAAATTGGCAGAAGAACGAGGAAATGTATTATGGTAAGAAAATGACGGCTATTGAAAGCCGTGCGAATGTTGATCTTGCTCGTATGCAAGAGCACGTTCATACTGTATGGTCCAAAGTTATAGACGGACTCATCTTCGTGTTCGGTAAGAGAAAGGATTCTCAGTTGAAAAGAGTACAGAGATTAAACGCTCTTTCTTCTTGGGATGCTGATAGAGATAATTGGGACATTAAAGACGCTGTTGGAAAGAAACAGTGTATTATTTATGGACGTTCTGCTTTCGTCTATTACGCTGACTCTGTTGATGGAATATATAAACCTCACCTAGAGAATATAGATATATACGATCTTCTAGTCGATCCTGCTATGGGAGGTATTGATGTTGAGCAAGGTTTGTTTTGGGGTAGATATGGAGTTGTAAAGTCTAAGGAGGAATTGGAAGCTATGAAAGTAACTGAGACTGATCCTTATATCAAGGAATGTCTAACGGCTCTTATTGATGGAAGTGGAAACAATACTGAGTCTTCTCAAGAGGAAACTAATAAGTGGACTCGTATGTATGCGCAAGGAACCGTTGGTCAGAAAGAGTTACAATCAGATGAGAAGTATAAGTTCTGGCAATGGTTTACAACCTATAAGGGAACTCGTTACGCTGTAACACTTCAGGCTACCGCTGGTCGCGCAATTTCTATTGAACCATTAAGTAGTCCATTTATGTCTAACTTGTGGCCACTATGGACCTATGCAGCCTTTATGGATCTTACAGAATTCTGGACCCCCTCCTACTGCGACTATGTTCGTGAAATATTCCAAGTACAGAATATCAACATTAACCAAATGTTGGACAATGCTGAATCGATAAACAAACCGATGAAGATTGTTAACGTAAATGCTATCGAGAATCTTGCGGAGCTAAAATACCGCAGAGATGGTCTTGTAAAGACTCGCGGAGAATTTGATGCCAATAAAGCACTACAGATAATCCAGACACCTTCTATTGATACTCCTATGAAAGTGTTTAAGGCGCTTGATGATATTCAGGAAAAAGCTACAGGTGTCAGTTCCGGAGATAAGGGTGCAGAGGATACTCGTGGAAAGGTTGCGATATATCAAGGTAATCAAGAAGCAACTCGTGGACGATACGCGCTCTTTAATAAGTCATATTCTTTTGGTTATAAACGCTTTGCTGATTTGTATCAATGGGGAGTTCGTGAGCATCTTCTAAAAAAGATTGCTATTGATATTATCGGACCAGATGGAATTGAGACAGAAGAAATAAAACGTAATGATATCTTCCGTAAAGGAGATGATTTCTTGGTTAAAGTTCAGGCTTCAAATGAAGATAAGAATAGTAACGTTGATAAGATGAAAGCAAAGACAGAATTCTTGGCAGAACAACAGAGACTAGAGATACAGGAAACAGTTCCTCGTAAAGTGATGAATCCAAAGAAAGCATTTGAATTAGGCGCTCGTGTTGCAGGATTCGATCAGGACGAGATTAAAGAACTCATGGATCTATCTGAATATGGGGACGCAGAACTAATGAGTGAGGCCGCAAGGGATATCGAGTCTATATTAGCGGGAGATAAGATCAAACCTAATATGAACGCGAATAACGCATACAAGCAAAGATTTGTGGATTTCATGGCAGATCATCAGGAAGATATGGACGATAAAACTTGGGTACTAATGGTCGATTATGTAACAAGTTTACAGAAGATTATTTATCAAAATGAGGCTAGAGCCCTTCAGCAATGGAAGACTAATATGATTACTGTGCGCGCAGAACGCGATGCAGTCAATCCTCCAGAAGCTCAAGAAACTATGCCTAGTGGTTCGGGTACAATTACACAATAGTATAAATTAAAAAGTTATAATTATGATTACATATTCAATAAAGGAACAGGCTCCAGACGCAGCAGATATTAAGATCGTCAAAACAGGTGGTGAAATTGAATTTACACTTGGTCAAATAGACGCTGATGTTATTTATCTTAATAAGGCAAAGAAAGAGTTAGAGGCAGAGATTGGTGTGAAGAAAGCGGTTATTACTAACATTGCTTCCTCTCATCCACACATTGGCCAGCTTAGTAACGAGGACTTAACGGCTGCATATCTTCACAGAGAAGCAACTGGTTATTTGAACATGGCTGAACCAAAGTTAGATGAAGTCGTAAAACAGCTAGCTGATTACGCTAAGGAAAAGGAGGAAATAATCAAGCAAACCGGTATCATAATTTCAAAACCTGAAGATGTCAAATAGTGCAAAAAAATCTGTTCGCAAAGACATTGGAAATTATTCGGCTTTAGAGTCTCTGAAAAATACTGAAGGAGGAAAAATTCTTATCAATAGTTTACAGAAGGATATCATTGGGGCAATTGATGCGATTGTATCTAAATATAAATCCTGTGAATTAAATGAAATGATTGCGTGGGCAGCAAAACTTTCAACAAGTCTTGCCATTTATCGTTCACTAAATCGCGCAACAAAGAATAAGAAATTAGCCCTGATAGAGTTAGAGGCTCTTTTGGCAGAGGATCCGGATGTAGAAGGAGTATAAGCACCTGTGTGGTGCTTAAGGTATATGAGGTCCTGTTCCCTCGTATACCCCAAGTACCACATATTGCATAATAGAAATATATGGTATTATTAAAAGCACAGGAGGGTGTAGATACCTCAAATCTATTTTGCAGACCGAGTCTCTGTGTCGTAAGACAAAAAAACTCCGTAGTGCTTCTACGATAAAAAGTTAAATCTATGGATCCAAAGGATACCAAAGACGTTCCTGTAGAGGAAACAAAAGAAACTAAAACAGCCGAGACTAAGACTGAACCTGTAAAAGAGGTTAAAGAAGTTGTCAAAGTTAGCGATGCTCTTAAAACCGTTAAGGAGACGAAAGAACCAAAAATGGTTCCAGAAGCTGTTCTTATCGAGTATAAGAAAGAAGCAAAAGAGGTCCGTAAGGAACTTGATGCTTTGAAGAAATCCATCGAAGAAGGTGCCACCAAAAAGGAGGTTACTGGTACTTTGAAGGAAATCGCTGATGAGTATGGAGTTGATCCAGAATTTCTAAGCAAATTCGCAACCACCGTACAAAAAGAGGCAGAAGCTAAAGCAGATGCTAAGCTCCAGCCGATTAAGGATAAAGAGAATGCAGAGAAATTTGACAAACTCTTTGATTCTGAATACGAGAAAGCTATAGCCGAGAATCCAGAATATTCGAAACTGGTTAGTAAAGATGCCATTAAAGCACTTACTTTAAACCCTCGTAATTCTGATAAGAATCTTGACTCTAAGTTCATTCAACAGGTTTTTGAAAGCTCTTATGGTCACCTTGTAACCGGTAAGAAGACTTTGACACCAACAAATCCAAGAGGTGGTCCAACAGAACCAGAAATCGATATTGCCAAAGCTCGTAGTAACTCAGAGTATTTCAAAGAGATTATGGCTGATCCAGATCTCAAGAAGAAGTACAATGAAGAAATGCTGAGGACGGTTCGATTCTAATCTGTTAGAACAGGATTATAAATTAATCCTAATATTATGAGTCTAGCACAATATAAGCCCCAGTTTGATAATTCGTACCAGGAAGTCTTCCAGAAGACACTCGTTGGAAAAATGATTGCAAACACACGTTTTGAATCCGTTCTAAAATACGGTGCGTCTGTTGCTCGCGTTGCCTACGATATATCTGGCGTTCAAGTTCGTTCAGTTACCCGTAGTTCTGCTTCAACAATTGACTCTTTGTCAGATGTTGCAGAGACACTTACTATCAACCTTGAAAAAGAGGCAGTATTCTTCATCTCTGATGGTGAAGCTACACAGACAGGACCTTTGAATCCTGGAGAAGTTATTGGAGGTCAAATTGCTATCAAAGTGGCAGCAGATTTGGACTACAATATCTTTAAGGAAGTTACAAATGCCTTTACAACATTTGATGCCGGAGATCTTACAACTCTTGCTTCAACGGGTACTGGTATCACTTTGTCAGCTACAACTGTTCCTCAAATGGTTACTCGTATGCCAGCTAAGCTACGCCGTTTTGCAAACCAGACCATCACAAATATGGTCTTGGTTGTCGACGCCTATGCCGCAGCTGATATCGAACAGTACCTTTTGGGAAAGCAGTTCTCAGTCGTAGAGAGTGTGTTCAAGAATGGTTATGCTGGTCCAATCGCTACAGCATCAGTTTACGTTTCTGAAAACCTTTCGTCTTCAGCAACATTGACTATTGCATCAGCTCCAGCTAACAACGACACAGTTATAATCAACGGTGTTACATTCACATTTAACACAACTTTGTCTACTACCCCAGGTGCAGTTTTGATCTCAGGTTCAGCAGCAGCAGCAAACACAAACTTGACCGCTTTGATCAACAGCCCACGTTCAACTACTACTTATGGTACAGCTCTTTCAACAGCTAACTCAGATTTGATAAACCAGATCTCAAAGATGATTGCTACAGCAGCTGCTACTACTACAAAGTTGGTAGGTGCAGGACGTATCGTTGCTGGTGGTACAATGACCACAACAACAAATACATGGTCAGCAAACGTCATCCACGCTTACTACGGTAAGATTGGTGCAATTGACCTTGTTGTTCAGGATCTTAAAGAAGTTGATATGCGTGCTACAACAGATCGTCGTGGTACAAACGTCTTTAGTTCATATCTAGCAGGTATCAAAACCTTCGCAGATGGAGCAAAGAAGTTCCTCGACGTTTGGATAGCAGCTTAAATGCTATCTTTGCTCATCTGTTATCGACAGGTGAGCGAGATATAGTGTTTAACACTATTATTAATTAACTTTTATAAAATGAGAAACAAAATTTTAGGAACAATAATATTGGTAGCAGTTATAGGACTGTTTTCATATTCGTCAGTAAAGGCATTCAATGCTTATTATCAGACTGATCAGAAACAAGGTGTTCTCGCTTCTACAACCGCGGTGTATATGGTCGGAGGTATGGCAACGACTTCAGAATATACTATTTCTGATGGCATTGAATCCGTGAGTTACATGGTCGCAATTGCTTCATCTTCTACTGCTCCAACTCTTTGTTGGCAGAATCTTTACTCTAATAATGGGTATGATTGGTATGGTTCAGATCAAGCAAGTTCAACTATCGCCCATCAATCAAGCGATGTTGTGGAATGTTGGACCGCAGCAACAACTTCTTCTTCGATCATTATTTCAAGAGGAACAACTGGTGATGAATTATTTATTGGACGAAGAATAATTGTTTCAGGACTTGATACTCAATATTTGGCTACTAATTTCTGGGTTACCGCTGGTCAAAAGGTAAGACTTGATATAATAAAAAATATAAAAAATTCTGTTGTAGTTAATAAAAACTAACCATGAGCGCACCACTTACAGGACAAGATATCATTAATAAGTTTCACCTGTATACAGGTGATCAATCAGAGCTTTCGACATCTGATGAACTTGATCTTTTGAATAAGGTGTATGATGACGTTCTCAATCAAATGCCTTGGGAGTTTCTTAAGAAACAAGCATCTGGAACTATTCAGTTTGATGGGACAAATTATTATATTCAATTTCCAGCAGACTATCGATATCTGATTGAAAATAATCAGGAGACTAATAATTCTCAGACGACCTATAATAACGCTTCTCAAAAAGTAATCTTCGTTGGTCCTAATTACACTATTTATCAAATCCAGAACTGGTCAGATAGACGTCAACAGCGTGGGTCTTCTTACTTCATATATCCAGACCTAGCTAATAGTAGATTCATCTTTACTGGTAAGCCAATAGATACAACTTACGAATTCGATTACATCAAAAATTGGGACGCACTTACACTTAATACTTCTCCAATATTTACAGCAGATGTTCATGACATGCTATATCATCTCATGGCGGTAGATTCGATGATTATCAACCTATTTGATAAAGCTCGTTCATACGCTAAAGAAAATCAGCAGTCAGCAGATCAGTCGCTAAGTAAACTGAAATATTTGAATAGTATGCAAACGTTTAACTAAACTACCATGGCAGATCATACAATACAAGCATTCACAAAAGGTACAGAAAATATGCTTCAACCTGAGCTTATTTCTCAGGACGCCGCTCAAGATTCTTTGGGTTGGTTAACTAAAGAGGGAAAGTTGATATTGGCATATGGTAGAAACTTGATAGGTAATGATACGGCTACACCTGGAAAAATATCTGGTTTGTTCTTTGGTTATAAGACGGATGGAACAAAGGTGATGTACAGAAAAATATCTACCAAGATTCAATATCTAAATGGATCTACATGGACAGATTGTCTAACTGGCCTAACCGCTAATAGCGAGTATTCTTTTGCTAATTACTCGTCGAATGCAGGCTCTTTCACCTTTGTGTCTGGAACAGATGGGCTATGGAAGATAATTAACGCGAACCCAGCTTCTCCAATAAACCTCACGTCAGCTACCCTTAATTTCAAAGGCTTTATTCTTATTGATAAAGGTCGCATGTTCTCTTGGGGTAATCCAAAGTCTCCAACATCATTATATGGATCTCATATCGATCCAGTGGATACAACCGCATATACGGCCGTAACTGGAGAAGTTACGGGAGCGTCTGGTACGCTTGCATTTAAAGCTGGTGGAGCAACGCGAAACTGTTTCGGAGTTGTCATAACTGTCACTGGTACAGGTGAAGTATTTACAGATAATCGCCTCGGAGTTTTAGTTGGATCATTAGGTCATACTGGAACGATTAACTACGCAACTGGTGCGTATGTTCTCACTACTGGTGGCGGAGCTGGTACTGGAGCTTATGTATGGGAAGATTCTAATAATAAAGGAATATCAGACTTTACTTATTCCTCTACTAGAGTAGCTGGAGAAGGATTCTTCTTGCCTCAAAGTGAAGGCGGTGACGCCATTCTCAATGTTCTAATTGGTCAAGATGGGGAATATTATTCAGAAAAATCTCAGTCATTTTATAGGTTAAGCATTAGTGCCGATGATAAGACTGTAGAAAATATCGTTTATCGTAAAGACCTTGGTATACAAAACTGGCGCGCTGGTATATCTACAAATAAAGGTATCGTCTTTATGAATACTGCAAATCCAGCTAAACCAGAAATGACAATTCTCCAGAAGAGTCTCGTTACTAATAACGTTGAACCTTTAATACTTTTTCCTCAATTTAAGTTTGCTAACTATGATTACTCTGACTGCGCTATAAATACATGGGAGAGATACGTTATTGTTCAGTGCAAGAAATTACTATCACAATCTAATGACACGGTTCTTCTGTGTGATATGGCAGCTAATACTGTTGATCCCATTCAGTATGAAGGCAGATGCTCTGTAAAAGATTCTGGAAACTTGTATGTTGGTTCAAACATTACAGAAAATGTCTATCAGCTGTTCAATGGATTTGATGATATGGGTGTTGGGGTCATAAATTACT